TCTCTGTCCTCCAGCCAAGAATATCTTTAGGTGCATAAGTAACCCAATAAGGTCTGGCCTTTTCTCCATCTTTCGGTGCGTCAACAAGAACACCAACATGACCAAAAGAAATTGCAACCCTAGCTGTTTGATATAACCAGACATTTAAATCATTACCTTCAAGGTCTACATCAAATAATTGCTCTCTAACTAAATCAGATACATCATCAAGTCTGATTGGTTTTCTGACCAACATACCTGAAAGCATTTTTTCTATTCGTTGCAAATATGGAACTACTGTTGACCTACTCAAACGAACGTCATATGAATCATCAGTTTCTCTGCTTTCCTGTGGGAGGTATTTTCTATGTTCACTTCTGATCTTATATGTTCCCTCTTTCAAATCTTCAACCAAACCCCAGAAATTTGCCATCCTCTGATAAGCAGCATTAGGACTTGCAACCGTTGTAGGAGCTAGTGTTACAGGCTGATTGTAAATATTCAGAGAGCTATACACGGTTTTTCCTCATAGTACCATTACTTTTAATATATTCTAATACCAGTTGGCTTGCCTGTTCTACCATAAAGAATATTAAATTCACGATAAATTAAATAACCCAAGGCATCATTCATATGGTCATATCCATTTTGCTTATCAGGATCACCTGTCTTTTCATCGTAACTTTGCAATTCGAGGCACTCAATCAAACGAGAGCAACGGGCATGAATCTCCAAACGTCTTTCCCCTTTGCCGTTCTGTAGTAACGCATTGACGGTTGCAACTCTATCTTTGATAAAGGGGTTGCTCTTGAGAGCCATTGAACTGAAGCCGTAACTTTCGAGGATTGCAATGTCTGTTTTTGATGCATTAATCGTTGAACGTGCTGAGCCACTTGCGTCTGGGTAAACTATTATTCTGTTTGAAGGATAACGTCTTTTAATTTCTTGCGCCAAGGCATCTGTATCATTTTGTTTTGATATTTCATCTATGATAATTAATTTGTCTCCAGACTTGACACCAACCACGGCATTGCAATTCATCACGTTAAAGTCCACCCCGATTCTTAACACTTCCATCTTGATATCAAACGGTATTTTGTTGATAACATGATGATTACGGTCGAAACGGTCATAAACCTGACCGCTTGTAAGGTTAACCCATTGGCCAAGGAGATAAGCTTTTATTAACTGCGGTGGATAATTTTCCTCAAGAGATTGAATAAAGTTGTCAGGAAGAAAAGGGTTATCTTTTGTCTTTGCCTGGATCAATCCTGTGTCAGATTTTTTGTTTTTCTCAAAAGTTTCAAATGCCCATCCATGACCTTCAGGAGTTGTTGTTGCATAAAACTGTTGAACATTACCTGATCTAAGTCTTGCTAGTGCCATGTTCATTGCCTGCTCTGCATCACGTTTTGGAACAGTATCTGCCTCATCAAATCCCACTGCGCAGAGGTTTTGCCCTCGTAATCGCTGATATGTAAGCATTGTTCTGAGCAAGATTGTATGGGTTCCCTCTGCAAATTCCAAATTGTACTCAGGTAATGGTGATGCTCTGAATGTGTAAGGTATTTGCCATTGATCCAATAGTTCATTCATTGTTCTCTGCAAAATATCTCTAAGCATTGGAGCAGTCGGTTCAAATATTGCCGATACATGACCAACATTGAGTGCTGCTAGTATGCAAGATTTTGAAATTAACGCATGAGTTTTACCAGCACCAAAGCCACAGACAAGAGCCAATTTTCTATGGTCGAGATCATCACAAAACTTTGATTGATGCGGTAGTAAATCCTGATTGATGCGCTCTATAGCCTCACTTGCTGTCGGTATATCATAAGCACCGATCTGAAATAAAACATTCCCTGGTCTTGCTGTATCTAAAATGCTCACGAAACAATCTGTGCAAGTTTGGCTGCTGTATTGATCGCACCAAGAGCAATGTGATAATGACCAGCCTTTCTAGCTTCCATCTGTAAGGTGCTACATTGAGCCAAAAGGTCAGCCACCATCTGGGGTCTTTCCATGTCCCAATCCTTCTTCAACTCCTCTCTAGCTATGTTTATGTACTTACAACAGGCTCTTTCCCCCACCCCCCAGTTCTCGGATGCATACCGAACGCAGTCGGATCTACGACCACCGTTTGCAATAATACGAGCAAACTTCTGTGACCTGATTATTGTTTCAGCTTTTGATCCTTTTTGAGCCATTAACTAGATGATACACGTTTTGCTTTGTTACCTGTAAAATCCTCCCACCTTTTAACTATCACATCGCAATATTTAGGATCAAGCTCAACAAGTCGTGCTTGTCTTTGTATTCTTTCTGCTGCGATCAAAGTTGTGCCAGAACCACCAAAAGTGTCAAGAACAATATCACCAGGTTTTGAAGAGTTTGTAATTTGATATTGAAAAAGATCAACAGGTTTCATTGTTGGATGTTCTTTATTACGGTTTGGTCTGTCAAATTTTAAAACTGTTGTTTGTTTTCGATCAGCATTCCAGAAATGAGAAGCTCCTTTTTTCCAACCATAAAGGCAAGGTTCATGCTGCCAATGATAATCTTGGCGACCCATAACCATTGAAGATTTAACCCAAATAAGACATTGCCTTATTTGCAAATTTGCATCGTAAGCCGCACCTCTAAAGTTATAACCTTCTGAATCGGCATGCCAAATATAAAAAGAAGCTCCTTCATTTAAATATTTATGAGCAACGACGTAAGCTGAGGCTAAAAATTGTCTAAATTCATTATTATTTAACCGATCATTTTGTATTTTTAATTTATCGCTAGTTTTACCTTCATAATTGACATTGTAAGGAGGATCGGTCAGCCATAAATTTGCCAGTTCATTTTGCATCAAAGGTTCAAGTTGGTTCTGATCGGTGGAATCACCACAAAGTAATTTATGATTACCAAGCTGCCATATATCACCAAAATTTGTTATAGGTTCCTCTGGAACTTCTGGAACATCATCAGGATCTGTTAAACCTTCTGCTGGTAATACTTCTGTCTCTCCAAGTAATTCTTTTAAATCATCATTATCAAACCAGGGGTTTAGGTCATGCTCTTGACTTAATTCTTCGAGCATATTTAGATCCCATTCTGAAAGATCGGAGGTTCTGTTGTCAGCTAGAGCAAGCCCAACCTTTTCATCTTCTGAAAGCCCAGTTCTTTTTACGGCAATAATTTCATTACCATCAGTTTCTATAACTTTAAGATTTTTTATCCCTGCTGCCTTTGCGCCAGCGATTGTTCCATTTCCTGCAAGTATGCGGTTATTTTCATCAATCACTATTGATCTTGCAGCACCAAACTTTTGTAGTGATTCTTTTATAAGTTTTGAGGAACGATCAGTACGCTTGCGAGCATTTTTATGATCGTTTTGTAAATCATTTATTGAAGTCATAAGGACATAGTAGTTCAGTATTAAAAAATAACAAAATAAGACTCATTTGAGACTAGAGGATGTTCTCACGTTCTCTAGTGTACCCAGTAATGCTTAAGACTTACCTAACCCTATATATACCCCTATATTATCTATTATTATATATATATATAAAACATAGAGAACATAGAGAACATATATATATAAGATAGTGACAGAGGGAGTTTTAAGCGTTCCCAGAGGTAAGAACAGGGGTGAGATCAGGTAAGAACCACACCCACTTAGGTGTTCCTTCCAGCCTCTTTCTTTTACGTTCATAATGTAAGGATTTGAGAATGGATGAGACAGTCATGATGTCAGATTTTGTTTGTCTTTCGATTGGTTTCTCCACTGCTTCAGTTAACAAAAGTTCAATTGTTATATCTTTTACAGCGTTAGTTGGATCATTTAAATATTTAGTTATTACCGAAAGCCAAGGAGAATCGACCATATATCCAAGATTTTCTTTTTCGATCTGGTTTTCCTGTTCAAAGGATAAGAAGTGCGATTCTTTATTTTTAAAGGCATGAACGGCAGCCGACCACAAAGCATCACGCTCAAGCTGAAGCCCATCAAGGTCGATTGATTTTGTAGTACATGGAATTATGTGAAATCTGCGGTTGCCAGTGTCATCTATTAATAAACCTGATTCCTTGTTAGTACTTCCTACGATGATGCCACGTCTTGGCCATTCTTCTACAGCTTTGCCGTAAGGAACACGCAGAAGGTCTGTTGATCTTGATAAAAATGCTTTTATTGTTCCAGCGTGTTTGCGACTTGTTACTCCATCAATTTCTGACCATTCCATTCCCCATGAACGGTGGAGAACGAGAAGATCATCTTTTGAAGAAATATCACCAAGAGCATCTGAGAAGAAAGGCCCGAATAATGTCTGCCAGAATGATGATTTCTTTATTCCCTGTGAACCCTGTAAAACAGTTGCTGAATCATGCTTACAACCTGGAATATAAACTCTTCTTACTGCATTGATTAAAGTAAGTTTAAGCATCACATCATATATGGTTGGTTCTTTCAAATTTTGATCTTGTGGCCTGAGATACGTTGAGGCAAGCCTGTCTATATATGTTGGTTGGATTTCGTTATAACAGTGATCAAGATATAGCTTTACAGGATCATATTCATTCTCATGGGCAACCTTTAGGAGGCAGTCAATTGCCATTTCTTTTGGCACTTTATAACCAAGTTCTGCAAGCGTCAGATAGAAAAGTTCAATATTTTTAATTACTTTGCCATCCATCTCTATTGAATGGGAAAAAGTATTAAATCTTATTTCCTGTTTCAGGTTGCGTAAAAAGTTAATAAGCTCCTGTGATGTAAGTTGTTCTAACTTACGAGGAACAGGAGTTGGTTCTTCTGTTGGTTTTATTGAGGTGGGAAAAGATCGTGGTGGTGGAGTCCAGCCATCTTCTGATGCAAACTTCTGGAGAGTGCCTAGAGAGACCCCAGATGACTTGAAGGATGCCCATTTCTTTTCACAGTCTCCTGATTGATATTTGCTGTTTTTCTGTGATAGCTTTTCCCAATCGTGGAGTAGAGAATTATCACCAACTGAATGAGCAGCCATGCCAATTTTTAGCCAAGCATCATAATCATCAAGCCTATTTGGGTTAATTGATTGAAGAAGAGAACGTGCCTTATCAGTATCTGAGTTAAGGGTTTGTACTTGAGGAGTTGTTGTCTTTTTCTTCTGCTCCATCATCTTTTCAATTATGGCGAGTGGAGCTTCTGCAATTTCAAGATCTTTTGGTGAACGATTTTCCATCCACCTGTAGCCATCGGTTTTTGGATGTTTACCAGATACTATGGATTGCGTACCATTCCACCGCAACTCTATTTGTTCAACAGAACCATCTTCATCTTTTACACCTGTTTGAAATTTGCGTGTCTTTATTTTTGACCAATACTTTTCTGGAACTTGATAGATTATTTGGAATCTACCGACACGACCTGATGTGACCATCCATGAGGGAGGTAATGAAGAAAGAGAAAAACCCCACTCACCTAATATCTTTGCAGCAGATGGGCCGTCATGGTCAAGGAAAAGCAGTCCACCTGATGGAGTTCCACAGCAAACACCTATGCCCGTGGACTTCTTGGAAGATATCTCTTTAAACAGTTGTGAGCGTGTAAGTGGGTTGTTTTGCCAATCATTTTGATAGGGTCTTTTATTTTGAACGGCGACAAAACCCCAGTGCTTGGGAAGGCCAAGCAGTTCTTCTTTTATATCCATTGTTATGCAGCCTGCTCCATTTTTTCTCGGATAAGATTTCTTATAACACCACCACGTTTTAATTCTGGCCCTTTATTATCATCAAGCCACTGGATTTGTTCTTCTTCTAGGTAGATTTGAATTGCTTTTTTCGGTTTCTGTTGCATAGGTATTGCATATATAGCGTTCCTAAGTACAATAGCAGTAGTAACAACACTGTCAATGGTAGTATTAAGAAAATATCAAAAAGCAGCAAGCAGCAAGTTGACCAGGCTTTGTCAGATTAAAAGATGCGGATATTTAAGTGGTGAATGTAGAACAGGCAAAACGCTGGTTGCCTTATCTGTTGTAAAGAATATGGCATTAGAGAAAGTTTTGGTGATTACTAAGAAAAAGGCAATCCCAAGTATAAAAAGCGATATTGAGAAGATGAATCTGGAGAGGGTAGTATCCGTCACTAACTTTGAGCAGTTAAAAAATTTCAAGGGTACAAGTTGGAATATGATCATTGTAGATGAAGCCCATAGCGTGGGAGCCTTCCCAAAACCATCACAGAGGTATCAAAATATCTTGCAGTTAAGATATAACAGCATCATTTTAATGAGTGGAACACCAAGCCCTGAAAGTTTTAGCCAGCTTTATCACCAATGGTCACTAACACCCTTTTTATGGAGTAAATATCAAAACTTTTACAGATGGGCCAGTGATTATGTTGATGTAAAGGAAAAAAGAGTGGGAACTGGTGTTGTTATAAAAGATTATTCAGATGCCAAGCAAAGCAGAATATTGAAGGATATTGAACCTTATACAGTGCAGATGACCCAAAAGGAGGCAGGTTTCACTCAGGAAGTTGAGGAGGAAGTTCATATGGTGAAGATGTCGAGAAGAACTTATAGACTTGCTTATCGGATATTAAAAAACGGTGTTATTGGTAGACCTGGAGGAAAATCAGTCGTGGCAGATACAGGGGCAAAAGTTATGAGCAAATTAAGGCAGATTTATAACGGCCATGTTATTACTGAGAGACATGGTGCTGTTGTTTTTGATAAAAGCAAGATTGAATATATAAAAAATAACTTCAGTGGAAGAATTGCCATTTTATATTGCTTTATTGCTGAAGGCAAAATGCTTAGAGAAAGTTTTGGTGCTAGAGCAACAGATGATCCAGATATATTTAATGCCGTTAGCGATTCTGTTTTTATCGGTCAGGTCAAGAGTTGCAGAGAAGGAGTTAATCTTAGCAGTGCCGATCATCTTATATTTCTTGGGATAGATTATTCTGCATTGAGTTATTTGCAGGGCAGAGAAAGAGCAAGTTTTCTTGGCAGGGATAGAAAAAATAAAATACATTATATTTTTGCAGAGAAGGGAATCGAGCCAAAAGTATATCAGGTAGTACAATCAAAGGAAAGCTATACGATCAAGCACTATAGAAATGACAGAGGCTCAATATCAGAAGAAGCTGATCGACAGGCACGAGAAAGAAGGGTGGACAGTTATC